AGCATAGAGAAAAGAATAAAATTAGGAAATGGAAGAAATTAATCAGGAGATTAAAACCAGAGAATAGCATGAGAAGAGGATTAGAAAAGAAAATTGAAGAATATGAAGCTAAAATTGTGGTAGTGGGAGAGAAAAGATAGATAGACATAACGAAAGTATTTATTTTAGGGAGGCGATTAAATAATGGCAAGCCACGATTACACAAAAATAGTGGATGAATTTGAAGAATGGCTAGATAGAATGAGTATATTTTTACCAAAGAATCCCGAAATTTATAAGGATATTAGCAAGGATGATATTTTTTATTTTCTACATTTCAAATTTAAGGTGATAAAACGGAAGCATTTATTTTAAGGAGGAGAATTATTAGATGAAGATAGAGTTATCTAAAAAGGAAATAGGGATCTTAATAAAATGTATAGATACGGCTATCATGTTTTATATTAGCCATCAATGGGATACTCCCTCGAGTGAGAAAAGAAGATCAGAAGGTATTTCATTGAATAAATTAAAAGAGAAATTTTGTAAAGCAATAATGCAAGAAGAGGAAGATAATATTAGGGAGGGTAGACCATTAAAACAAGAGAGAATGGATTATACGGAAAAGGGAGCAAGTATCGGCAAGGCAAGAGAATATAATAGAAAGGAGGGAAATGATGATTAAGATAGGCGATAAAGTAAAAGATACGGTTACAGGACTTGAAGGTATGGTTGTTGCTAAGATTATTTATATGAACGGTTGTATTCAATATGAAATTCAACCTAAAGGATTAAAGGATGGCAAGATTATCAAGAGTGCATGGATCGATGAAGGACAGCTCATCGTCAAAAGTAGAGCAAAGATGCAAGAAGAGAAAAAAGAGCCACCGGGCGGGTCTGGTAATGTGCCTTCTGAATTTAGCCATCCACATTAAGGGGAGGAGGATAATCAAATGGGCATTGAAGGAATGAACGGTGTCGAAAAATTACATAAATTAGGAAATAAAAATAGGATGACGGATTATAATTTGCAATGTGTTAATTGCAGAAAAGAACGGAATATAAATTTAGTAGCACACCGAAATGATAAGGGATATATTACTGGATTTATAGTAGTTTGTAATGATTGTCTTAGATTATTAGAGAAATTAAATAAAGTGGTTAAGATGGTTATAGAGAATGAATGATCAAAATTAGAAAAAAGGGATATGATCAAATGAAAATAAAATTGAGCAAAGTAGAGGCTAAGTATTTTAGTAAGCCAATTATAAAAGCAGAGCGAAATATAGATTGGGTATGGATTGTATTAACTATTACAATAGTTATAACAATGGTCATAGCCTTGAGGAGAATATTTTGAAGATAGCTATTTTTGATATTGACTCAAATATTATAACTTTTTAAAGCTCCTATAAGAGCATTAGAATGCTGTTAAAAATCGATAAAAAATAAAAAATGCCTAAAAAAGTGAAGTCTCGTAATGCCTATTTTGTAAGGCTTTCGGGGTGCAATAAATAAAAATAATTGAAATTCTCTAAAATAGGCCAAAAATATCAATTCGAATCGTTAAAAATCTTTAAAAAAATAGATGTTGTTTTTGCACTTTGCAGAGGTCTCGGGAACATCTCAAAAAAACCGAAAAAATAAAATAAGGAAATTTCGAGAAGTTCATTCGGATGCTTGCAGAGGGCTAAACAACATCTCAATATTTATTGAATATTAGAATTAAAAATTTTAAAAATGAAAGATGTTTCTAATGCTCCTGCAAGAGCTTTAGAAAGACGATAGGAAAAGCACAAAGAATAAGATAAGCGTATTTTAGCGGGGTGCTAAAACCCTTATGAATAAAGGCTTTCAAGACACAAAAAATGGTTTTAATTGTACTTCTCCAAGACTATACCAAAAATAAAATAACTAACGACAAAAATGCGAGTGAAAAAGAGAAGTAGGTTTTGGGTTTGTAAGTGGCTCAATGTAATGCTCGAAAAAACCTTAAAATATTTTTAAGGAAAAAATGAGAAGTAGAATCACTGTTTGCAAATAGCAAAACATTGTTGGTCAAAATATTGGAAAAATAAAATAAGAGAATTTGCTAGGTGGATTAATAAAAGGATATATAAAGTTTGTGATTGGGAAGATTATAACAGGAGGACAGAGAATAGATGAATCTTATTAAATGGTTAAAAATAAATAGTGATATAAAATTAGGGAAACTTAAAATGGAGATTAAAAAGGATGATGTAATAATAGTTAAATCAGTATCTCCTATAGGTAATTATGTTAGAAAACCTTTCGTAGATCAATTGCGTAAGATTTTCCCGAATAATATTATTATATTCCTTATCGGAGATGTTAGTTTAGATTACCTAGATGAGAGAGAGATGAATAGAGCGGGTTGGATTAGAAATGAATATAAATGATTTACCGGATGATATTATTATATTCCTTTCTGGCGAAATCAACTTAGATAAATTAGATGGAGAAGTGGAAATGAAAAAAGTCGCATGGGTTAGAATAAAAAATGAGTAACATAGCCAGAGGTGGTTGCCGGGAAGATTTAAAGCAATATTTCCGGTCAAAAATGGAGGCCAATATTGCCAGATATTATACTTATATAGATGTAAATTGGTTTTACGAACCAAGAGAATATAAATTTGAAAAGATAAAAAGAGGAACAAGATACTATAAACCAGACTTCTATTTAGCAGCACCTAAAAGATTGCTTATCGAGGTAAAAGGTTGGTTCAGGCCAGAAGATAAAACTAAACTCCGACGGTTTAAAAAATACTATCCGGAAGAGTTTATTAGATTGAGATTTATAATACCGGACAAATATTCAAGATCAAAGGCCAACGGAGAAATGATTAAATTTTTATGTGACGATTTGGGGATAGATTTTAATGATATAATAAGCTATAAGGAGATAGAAGAGAAATTAGGTAAATTGATTCCTAATTGGGAATGAAAAATTGGGAATTAGAAAATAAAAATATTTCTAATTATGAGGCATAGGTAGTTCCTAATAACATACTTTGCATGTAACCTACTACCCGCCTCAATAAAAAGAAGTGCAAAATATAAAGGCATAGGCGGTTCCTCTTTCTGACCGGAGCGGGCCTTTTAGGCCCGCGCTATTACTACTGCCCGCCTTATTAGAAAAGAGGCAAAAAAATAAAAATCATGGGGCATAAATGGTTCCTCTTTATTCAAGCGAATTACCATTCGCCCTAAAAAAAGGAGTGAAGAAATGAAAGCGATAATTAAATTGTTTAAGGCTTTGCCAATAAAAAAAAAGCAAGGAAAATTACCGACAGAAGAATTGTTGAATAAGACCATTAAGAAAGGGTTTGTGTTTTCCCCAGAAGTACTCTACAATTACTCGAATTATGATGAATTGATAGAATTAGTTGAAGAAGTTTTTGGTATAACCAGCGAAAAAGTAAATGCTTCTTTTCATAAATCCTGGAAGAAAGTAAGAGAAGCCGATATAGAACAATTAATTGTAGAACAAATAGCTCATTACCTTACAACTTATGGCAAAAAAGACCCGGTAGCATATTTATTCCAGAAAGAACATCTCGAAGATTGGAAAGTAGATAACCTGTCTGAAAAAATATTAAGTTTGAAAGACTTTGATTCAAACAAGATTTACGATAAAGATTATATTTATATTCCAAAAGAGGCGTTGGACATTCCTGAAATAGAAATAGACGGAATAAAAATGGTAGTGATAATAGGATATACTAAGCAGGAGCTTAAAGACAAGCTGTTAAAACTGCTTAATTCGGGAATTGCTCTGAAGGAAGATACAATAAATGATGTCATAGATGTAGCTCTATTTGTAGATATAAACGAAAAGGAAATTGAAGATGTAAAAAACAAAGAAGTTAGAGTGATTTTATATGAATATTTGCATTTAATTCCCGAAAATCCAATTGAGTTTTTGCGATATATTGTTTATGTTTCAACGGATAAAACACTACTGATAAAATCTAAAGAATTGATAAGTGAAATAAAAGAAAACAAAAACATTAAAATTATTAAACTTTTTAGGGATTATGATAAAAAATATGGATTAAAAAAATTAGCAGAGATATTTCTAAGATTTAAACCAATATTTTTAGCGTTTCGAACTAATCGAGAGTTAAAAACTATTATCAACAAAGTAAGAAAATTGGCAATTCATTACCATAAGCCCATGCCAGAAGACTACCTCAATGAAATTACTGCTAAAATTAAAAAATTCGAAATAATAGATAAGGATGAATTAGAAAGTGAATTAAAAAGAGTCAATATTTTTAGAAAAATAAGGTTATTATATGCTTTGCAGTATCGGGCAAAAGACGTTGATTCAATTTTATATCGCATACGGAACGGAAAAGCATTTTCTACAGATTTTTATTTTGCCAATAAAGACACGGCAAAAAGAATTTTAGATATTATCTTGAATTCTATTGTCAAAGACATAAGTAAAAATGTAAAAGGAAAGAAAATCTATATTCCTGATTATATAAATTATAGCTTACCAGCAACAGAAAAACAATTCACTGGAAATTTTCCATCAGGAACTTATATCTCTATCCCACAGGATATGATTGTCGGAATTCATTGGG